TTGCGGTACCTATCTATTCTCGATTTGGTCGTGGTGCGCAGGCGGCGGATGTGTCTATCATTGGCACATCGAGTGCGGCGAGTCTACAGGTTGGCGATGAGTGTATCTTCGCGGCTCCGCATTATCCGAATGCTAATTACCGTGTCGGAGAATCGACGGTCGGTGGTCGAATCATGCAAGTGGTTCGTCGCACGGAAACGCCGACGGGACCTCGACTTCGCATTCTTGATATTGGATTGAATCAGCCGTCCGCACCTACGCCCGATGTCAGCGTCAGGAAGTCACCGACGCAGGGTTCGTATGCGGCGGAGTTCAAATTCAACAACGCATCGCTGATGGCGGCGGCGTTTCTGTCGGTTGAAGTGGAGTGGACGACGGGAGCGTCTACGCCGTCAAGTGGCGGAACTACGTTTAATGTGTACGGGCCAGCGGATATTCCGACGGACTATGTGACGTTGCCAACGGTGCCACCCGGGACCACGGTATGGGTGCGCGCGCGTTCAAAGGGATATCAGCGGCGCGCGTCCGCGTGGACGGGATGGTACTCGATTGCGTTGGATGCGCTCAATGCACCGTCTGGGTTTAGCGTCCCTACGGTGACAAGCAGTTCGGCGTCTCTGTTGTGGACGAATACGAATACAGATTGGCCTATTAGCGTCTATCTGTATCAGGGCGCGTCGGCTCCTGCGTTGTGGGATTCGTATAAGGTTGCAACGGTTGGCGCGGGAACGACCAACACGGTCATTCGTGATGGCATTGCGTCTGGTTTGCCATACGTTGTAGCGATTGCGTACGACACGCCAAACGGTTTGAGTCTGCTTGCAACGCAATCGTTTACGGCGACTGGCGCAACATCGACGTTGGTTCGCCCTGCGGCGATGGATGTCGTCGCGGGAAGTTCCGATGCGTCATTGGCGCAGGGCGTTGCTCTTGCGTTGTGGGCGAGCAATACGACGTACAACATTGCGATATATCGCGCGCCAGATAGTGGTGGAGTGCCGGGGTCGTATGAGTTGCTATCGGTGGTCAATGGCAACGAGACGCTATATATCGATTACTTGGCGCAGGACGGCGTGACGTATTGGTATGCCATCGCGCATCGACTTGGTGGATTCACGGAGTCGGCGTTGACGCCTGCGGTGTCGGCGCAAGCGTCCGGTATTGTGTCTGGTTTGGTTCGTCCGTCTGCGGTGTCTCCGACAATTACGCCAGAGACGGCGGGAAGCGCAACGCTCGATGTGACGATTACAATCACGGACCCACAGGGGCGCGTTGACAAGGTTGAGTTTCGCACCAAAAATGCGTCAAACCCGTTTGGACCGTGGACACAGGATACCTCGGTACCTTATAGCGCGTCAGTCGTGAAGGGTACGCCAACCAATCCGTCTGTTATTGAGTGGCGCGTCTGGGGATTCACAAACGAAAACTCGTACACGATTCTTCGCTCTGGTTCTTCAGATTGGCCTCTGTATTTGGGGACTAATCCGACAATCAATCGCCTGACTCGTTCGCGTTTTAATAGTTCAACAAATCGATACGAGGTGTGGGGCCGGTATTTCATCGACAATGGCGATGGAACATTTACCGAAGACCCATTACTTGGATTCGTTACTATCTTTACGGTTATCAACGTAAAGAATCAGTCGGGTGGAACGGCAACCGTTACTGACCATACGCCAAAGGAGGCGGATGGGTGGCGGTTTTCGTGGTCTTCTACGGCGACGGACCAATGGACGTTTGAACTGACGTCTTACGGTCTGGCAGAGACGTTGTATTTCCCCGGTCAGAATCCGGACGTTCAAGATGTTTCGTTGCCTGTGGTTCAGGGGTCGGCAACGTTTATTGCGCCTGCGTCTCAATCAAGTGGCGCAACGGGAGACGTAACTGGACCGTCGTCTGCGACGGACAATGCAATCGTTCGGTTCGATGGTCCCACGGGCAAGTTGATTAAGAATTCGTCGGCGACGTTGACGGATGCGGGAACGTTGACGACGACGACGGGCGCGTTCACCAACCTGTCATCGACCAACACGATTACTGGTTCAATTAGTGGCAATGCGGCGACAGTCACGAACGGTGTATATACGACGGGTAGTTACGCAAACCCATCGTGGATTACATCGCTTGGTTGGTCAAAGATTACGACGACGCCAACCACGTTGTCGGGATACGGAATTACTGACGGCGTTTCGACTGGTGGTTCGTATGCCAACCCGTCGTGGATTACATCGCTTGCTGGTTCCAAGATTACGGGCAACATCTCTGGAAGCGCGGCGAACGTTACGGGCGTAGTTGCAATTGCGAATGGTGGGACAAATCAGACGGCGTACGCGACGACGGGAACGGGGACGCGCGTACTCGTTTATGACCAAGCGTTGGGCAAGTTTGACGTTCAGACAGCCGGAGCGTCTGGGCAATTCCTTCGCTCATCTGGGACAACGGGCGATGTCCTGTGGGCGACGCCTCCGAATTTTACATCGAGTACGGCGGGGTATGCTCCGGCGTCTGGTGGTGGCACCACAAACTTCTTGCGCGCAGATGGAACGTGGGCTTCGCCTCCCGGTACCACAACCATTAGTGCAAACAACGTCACGGCGGGTACGTTCCCCGGCGCGCTGTATACGTTTACGGATTCGGCGCGTGTCAACGGTGATTTTGTTGTCGACACAAGCACATTTGTTGTTGATAGCGTCAACAATCGCGTAGGCATTGGTACGGCAACACCTTTAAATACGTTACATGTTGCTGGAAGTGTTTATGTTGGTGGTGGAAATCAGTTTATTCGGTATCGTACGGCATCGAATTGGGATTATTATCTCGCGGCATCTGGGGATGATTTTACGATGTACGATGCAAACGGAACAGGATTTCTAAATTTTATTTACAACGGTGGTGGACTTAACAAGTATACAAACATATTGGGTGCGATGTATGTGTACTTGTCTGGCAATGTTGGAATTGGTTCTAACTCTCCAAGTGGAAAGCTAGAAGTATTTGGTGGCACCGTATCAAATGGCACCGCGCAAACAATTTCAATGGTGGGAAGTGGTGGCGCGAATAGTGCTAACTACAATTGGGGCATTACGTCTAAGGGCGATACCAATTGGGGTTTTCGAGTTCAGAACCCATCGAACGGCGCGTACTACACAGATGTGACTGGTGCGTGGGGCGCAAATGCGGCGGGTGGATTTCGAGTCATTGATAAACTCAGCGCAACAGAAAATGTGCGCATGTTGGTCAATGGTTCCGGCAATGTTGCCATTGGACCGCATACGCCAATGGTTTTGCTAGACGTAGGTGGAACTATTCGTACGCGCAATGGTGCGTTCCAGTTACACGATGGGACATCACAGGGTGGTGGTTTGTTTTTCTACAAAACCATTACTGGTAGCGGTACAAATCTGTCGCCGTCTTTGTTTTCAGAGACTGGAATGCCGTTGTATTTCATGACCAACGGCTCGCCGTCAATTAAGGGAACGCTCAGTATTGATGGCAACTGGACGGTGACGGGCAACGTCGTCGCGTATTCCGATGCGCGCGTAAAGGAAAACGTTCGCGTCATTGATAATGCACTTAAGCGCGTGCGCGCTATTCGTGGTGTAACGTTTACGCGCACGGATATGCAGGATAAGACAAAGCGGCATGTTGGTGTCATTGCACAAGAGATTGAAAAGGTGTTGCCAGAAGTTATTAGCGACAACGATGACGGCATGAAGAGCGTCGCGTATGGCAACATTACGGCTCTACTCATTGAAGCAATTAAGGAGTTGCAGGATGAGGTGGAGTATCTACGCGCGATGGTCGACGTATGACGTTGCCATTGAGCGGAACTATCTCTGCAGACGATGTGCGCATTGAGTTGGGTATCCCAACGCAGGCACCATTTGAGTTTGACTATGCGGCGGTTGGTGGCTATGTGCCTATCAATCAATGGTCGGCGGCGCGTCCATCGACCTCACCCTACGGGTTGTATACGTTGGCAAGTTGGTACGGATACAATCATGCGGCGACTGCGCCAAGCATCAGCGGTTTCTATGTGAACGGTACGGGCGACCCTATCTTCGGCGTCTACACGGCGTATTGGACGTACACGGCGGGAAGTAGTGGGTCGGTGACTGATAGCATTTTGTATTACTCGTTTGACTACGGTAGCACGTGGGTGCAAATCGCATCCTTTAGTGGGACTGGTACGACGTCGTACGGTCCCGATTCGTTGGAAGGTTTGCCGGGATTCACTTCGTTGGACAATACGTATTTCCGTTTCCGCGCGTGGGCAAGTGGCGTTGAAGTGCCAACGTCGCCACTTACTGCGTATCCACCCTTTCCTTATTGATGCGTTATGGCGAATGACAAATCAAACCTTATGCTGATTGTTGCAGGATTCTTCGGGTCGTTGATTGCCGTGGGTAAGGCGTCACACGGCAATTTGCGCGACAATCTATTGGCGATTTCTGCGGGTACGTCGTCCGCGTATTTCCTGACGCCACTCGTATTCTCTCTTACGGGGAGTGATGCGAGCGCGCAAACAATGTCGGCGATGGCCTTTCTACTCGGTGTGCTTGGACAGCGCGGTGTAGAGTTGGTCGTTCATAAAATTTTCCCGGAGGCAAAAAATGATTCGGTCAATTAATGCAATTGCCAACGGACTTATTTTTCTTGGCGGTACGGCATTTTATGTAATGCTGTTTACCAAGATTGGTGATGGCGTAAAACAGATTAACCGATTTGGCAAAGTCAGTTACTACATTATCAAGGCGGCGTTGGCGTTGGTTGTGTCTGGCGCACTCCTGAATGTGTTATTCCTAACTACGCCACCTTTCTCCGAAGTGCTGATGAACCTCGGCGTCGGCCTCATCTTCGCGTGGGCGGCGGTGTGGCACGGCGTAAAGTTTGGCGTGGTTACTGGCGTTCAGGCAATTGATAAAAAAACCGGCACGTTTAAGGTGCCGCGATGAGTTGCACACACCCATCACCCAACCACAATTCGCGTGGCAATCAGAGTGTGCAGGTGATTGTTCTACACGCGGACGCATCACCAAATGAGCGCGGGTGCTTGTCGTGGATTCAGTCAAGCGAAAGCAAGGTAAGTTACCACGTACTGATTGGACGCGACGGCAAGGTGTATACGTGTGTGCCATATGATAGGCGCGCATGGCATGCGGGTAAGGCGGAGTGGAACGGAAATAAAGATGTGAATGGCATCAGTATTGGCGTGTCATTCTCTAATCGCAACGATGGCGTGGAAGCGTTGACGAACGCGCAAATCAAAGCGGCGCAGGATGTGATTGCTGATATTCGAAAGCGATATGGAGCGAAACTTCCGGTAACGACACATGCGGCGGTATCGCCGGGGCGCAAGTCTGACCCGGACAAATGTCCCGGCTTCCGGCTCACCGACTATGCGTAGCGTTCTGTTATTGTGGGCGTTCGTACTCGGAACAATTGGTGGTGTATTGTTTGGGAAAGAGTACGAGCGACGGCGCGCAACAACGGTATCAGTCGACACGTTGCGCGTCATTGAGACGCGACTCGATACGGTGTATCGATTGCGCGTTGCGACGGCGGAGCGTTGGCGTATGTCATACGATACGGCGCGCGTAGTTGATACGGTTATGCGCGCGGATACGGTGTTCGTGCGTCGTGATATAGCGGACTCGGCGTTGGCATCGTGCGCGCTCGTTGTGACGTCATGCGAAGAGCGCGTTACGAATCTACGTCAACAGGTTGTGGCATTAAATGTTGCGTCACAGAATGAGGCGGAAAGCAAGCGTCGGTGGCGGTGGGTAGCGAGTGTACTCGGTGCGTCTCTTGTATTGACCCTTGCCAAATGAATCGATGCCAGCGCGCAAAGATTTAATAGAGTGGTCAGCAAAGGAAATGAAACGGCTTGGCGAGTTGTGCGCACAGGGGATGAGCGCGCGACACGTTGCCAACGTGTTAAATAAAGAATACCACAAGGGCAAAAGGGTTCGTTCCGATGGCGCGACCGCGATGAAGCGAACGCATCTTGGCATTAAGGTTGGAGAAAAACCAAAAGCAAAAGTTGAATCGATAGTCGCGACGGAACAGACGGTTGAAGCGACAAGCGGACCGGATGGTATTGAAGCGCGCGCAAACGGTGGGCGTATCAAAACGGTCGACGATTTGCTTCGACATATTGAAGCGGATATGACACGTTTTGAAATTGAAAAAAGCGAAGCAACAAAGTACGAAGTGGCAACGAAGGATGTGGCGACGGGTGAAGTAAAGACGACGGAGTTACATCGTGTGTTTGTGCGATTGAAACCGAAGGCGGGACCGTCGGTGGTTGAGGTTGTCACGGCACTTGTAAGTGGCGCGTTTGCAAAGCGCAAACCCATATGCTATGGCGTCTCGCGTAAGAGCGGAAGCGACTCAAAAACATTGCAGGCGTTGGTGCTGACGGACCCACACATTGGCAAATATGCGTGGGGCAGAGAAACGGGATGGGAAGATTACGACATCGCGATTGCAACGAAGTTGATTCGCGAGTCTGTCGCGGAATTATTAGAGACGAATCTTGCGGTCGAGCGTCGAGCGTTGTGGTGTCTTGGCGACCTTTTGCATTACGATACGCCTCACGGTACGACGACGAAGGGAACGCCACTCGATAGAGATGGTCGCGTTGAGAAGATGTTAGAGGAGGCGGTCGCGACGTTATGCGATGTTATTAGTGAGATGGCGAGTCGTGGACCCGTTGATGTTGTATTGGTTCCCGGCAATCACGATGCGGTAATGACCGTTGCGTTGCGTCAAATACTCACGGCGGAGTTTCGGCGCGCGCGCAATGTGACGATTGATAGTCGTAAGACAACGCGCAAATACGTTACATACGGGAAGTGTTTACTCGGACTCGCGCACGGCGATAAAGCCAAGAAGCGATTACATGAACTGATGGCAATCGAGGCGCGCGAAGAGTGGGGCGCGTCGTTGTATCGCGAAATACATACAGGACATTTGCACTCGATGGCGGAAGTTGCCACCGTGAGTGGTGTCGTTGTGCGTACGCATCCGGCATTGTGTCCACCGGATGGGTGGCATGCGTTGGAGGGATACGTCGGCGCGACGCGCGGCATGCAGTCATTCCATTACCATCGGGATGCGGGATTAGTCGGAATGGCGATGGTAAACCCAGAGATGCGGAGGACCAATGGCAAGTAAGCGGCGCATTACCAAACAGTCCAACGTATTGGCGAATCGTTCAGCGTCGGTTTCAATACACCGCAATGGGTTGTCGATTGAAATCGAGTCGGTGCCTGCGGTCGACGCAAGTATCGTTGCCAAATGTCTGCTCGATGTTGTGCGCGAATTAATACGGGTTGGATATGCGGAGTTGGTGACCGATGCGGGAGGCGTACACGGTGGTGTTATCGAAGTTCCGGATGAAGAGGACGCGGAGGATTTCGTTCTTCCGGTTGAAGCGATTAAGCGCGTGGGGTTTGTATGAAAAAGCGGCGGGGCAAACAACATATACCATCGTTGCTCGCCCCGCTGTCGGATGAGGAATTTGCCAACCTTATGCGTAATGACGTCTCGCGTTACGAGCGTAGCGTCGTCGCATTGCGTTGGTGTT